GTCCTGTTACTCTCGCAACAGCGGTACAAGTATCTGCACCAGCCCACGGGCTTTGGTAACGATGTTTTACTTCACCGTTGGTTTTGCCTACCGCTCACTTTCTTTAAGTGTCTGGTAGGACCAAAACCTCTTCACAAATGCCCCGGGAAGGCGCATAGGTGGAGCGTGATGACAAGGGCCAAAGGTCCTTTCAAGCACACCCTCCTTAGGGAGGGTTCCCAAGTAATCCCTTTCTCTCTTGGAGTCAAGGTCTTTCTTGAGCTTAGAGTACGTGCCCGGAGGTCCAGGCCGCGTTCTCATAACCTTCCTCCTAAACTTCTGGGCAAGTCTAGAAACGGAGGGCGTCTTCAGATTAGGGCGAATGCCCCTATCAAAGATCAAGGAGGTAGTAATAGGCTCCTTAAATCTATCAGTGACTTCACTAATAGATGTGGCCCCATCAGTTTTGGAAGGGCCAATATCCTTTTCGAAGTATACATCGAACATTTGTCCGGTGATCCTCGCAAGGCGCTTGTCGGAATTACTTTCAACAAGCGTTAACCCCTGGTGAACAATAAGTTTCCTAAGGGGCATGGATGACAAAGTAGCCATCCACCTGTTAGCCATTCGCAATTCATTGCGAGGCAACACAGGGTAACAGGGGTGATTAATTCCCCCCATATATCCTACAGCACCTAATGGAATTCCCATATGGTAAGCTGCTTCCCAATCCCCTAAAAATTTGGAGTAAGGGTACAACCCCTCTCGTTTAAGAATTCTACGAGAGGGGATATCACCATACGCGACATACTGCCCGCGCTGTGAAGAAGGTAAGTTGTACCAATTTAAGGTACCTTTACTAGCCCCAGGAGGGGCACTCCAGAGAGAAAGCAACTCCTTAAAAAGAGGCTTTCCCTTCTGGTACACAACTTCACAGAATAAATAATCTGTGGGGTGTAACCAGGTTTTCGGCCGACTTGGCTTACAACCTAGTGATAAGAACTTCTTATCAACATCATCTAAAGCTATTTTTTCCCTTAGAGTGATAACTCCATCGTCCCCATAAGTCATGGGGGCCGGTAGAGATAGCTCACGGCACACATAAATTGTGACCATGGGCATAACAGGGAAAGATGTGGGATCTCCCATCATCTCCCCTACTGAAGTGGTATAAACCCTTCCAGTAGACTCCGTATAATTCTTTATACCGTGAATCCATTCCAGATAAACTTCTGGATATTTTGCCATCTGGTCCCGCCAATCTAATGGGAGGACAGGGCATTCCTTATCAGGGACTTGCAAAGGTCTTGCAAACTCCGCTAACACTGACCACATATTAATAGGTGGTTCAGGAGGAGGATAGTGGTGCTCCAATAATTTTGGTTCAACTACTAATTTCTTCCCTAACAACTTGGGAAGAAGCGGCTTAAACCTTCCTAATTCCTTTGGGAATAAGTCGCAAAGCTCCTCATAGACAGTTGTTGTGAGCCAAAAGGGATGAAAATCCGTGGCAGACGTCAAGTCTATAGAGAGCTTATCCCCCTTAGGCTGTTTGGGTAATTCCAAATTACCTCCGAGGGACTTCGAACAACTAGGATCAGCTAATAATAGCGAATCCAAAGCCTTTCGAAGAACACTCTGTAGTAAATTTACTGCAGTGAGGGACTTGGTCGGAATTCTCGTCTTAAGCCCCTTTTCTGATGCAACTAAAGGTTGCACAGGAAGGATGTCGGTATGCTCTACAATGTAGAACGCAGCCTCCATCATCCTCTCAGACAAAAACTTGTTGAGAGAATTTGCGCCTTGGGTCGCATAATCCCGAGTCGCATAGAAATATTTATTTCTATTTTGACGCGAAATCATCTTCTTGTTTGCATTAAACAACTTTCTGAATTCTGCGTTTCCCCTCTCGTCAATGATTTGACCAGAAAGGTACGACCTCCACACTGTATCACAGTCTGGAAGGTGCTTCCACCCCGGCAAAGTCCAGGGCCCAAGATACACCTTTTTGCCTACTTTCTCAAATAACCCAGCAGGGGTATTCCTC